TGTTCCTAATGCGTTCCATGTATTTTGACGAACTACAGTAGTAGCAATTTCTTTTGCTTTTTCAATAGCATTTGCTGTTGCTGTAACTTGTCCAGCCACAACAGTTAAGCCACCCGAGAAGTAAAGTCTACCAGCTCTGGTAGATTCTTCGTATCCGCCGTACAGTACATCGTTAACAACAGCGTCCACAATTAAGCCAACATCTCTTCTACACTTGGTTTCATTATAAACTAATGCGGGATAGGTAGCATTTATATATTCAATAACCTCTTCTACTATAAAATCTCTGTTTAACTCAATTAGTCCTGGTGCATCTGTATACAGTTCTCTGTTGAATGCAGTTGTGCCATAAGTTCCATTATCATCAAGGTTTAAAGGTGTTGTAGGATCTTGAAGATAATGATAACCAAAGTAACCATCAACTGTAGAAGTTAAAGGATTGGTATACTCTGTACCACCTGTTGGTAAGTTAACATCAGGAAATCCTGTTACAGAAGATGAATCTCCTGTAAGGCCATCAAACTCTTTATCTCTATAAAAATATAAATTTGCGTATCTACTTTGAGATGATCTTCTTTTTGGTCTAATAATAGTTCTTCTAAATTCGTCACCCACGATAGATACGTTGGCTGGAACCCTTATAGGATAGTCTTCAAGATAGGTACCAGTTTCGACCATAATACTAATATTAGCAAATCTTACAGTGTTACCGTATTCAATTTCTTCACCTGCAATAAATTCTATAGGTTCTACTAACTGTAATTCTAATCTGTCATTACCAGAAGGTGTTACAGTTAATGGATCGTCTTCGTACAAATAGTTTACAATAATAGCTTTTGCACCTGAGGTCTTACCTACTACTAATTTTCCTGGCAACAGATCTGTATTATTAGGATCTCCTTGATCTACATGACCAAATCCACCATTTGTAATTGTTAGTTCATAAACACTTCCATCTACAATATTAGGAGCATCTAATGGCCCATCTGCTATTACATCCTTTACTATTTCAAATTTTGCTGCAACCGAAGCTAGAGAACTTGCGTCAACTACTTTTGTAATATCTATAGTTTGAGTTTCGTCACTCTGCAATGCTGTAATTGAATTGTTACGCAGTACATCATCTGCAAGTGCTTTTGCATAATTTATAGCATCAACAGTTTCAGTGCCTTGTGTAGTAATTGCTTTTTTGGCACTCGGACTGCTATAATATCTTATACCAGACCATCTACTTAGGTAGTTTGCGTTATTACCCGAAAGAACATCAAGGACTACAGAGTCTAAAATGTAACCTATATCTCTGCCACAAATATCTGTATTGTATACAAAATCAGGATAGGTTTGATTTACATATGCAACTACTTCAGCAATGATAAAATCTTTGTTCGCATCAATTAGAAACTTTACATTTTCTCTACCGCTAACTATGGTCTGGATGCCTGCACTTGATATTAAAGAAACATTAGCAGTATCGTCATAGGTAATAGTTTGCATATACGGACCAGCTTCATACGGAGAAGCTAGTTGTAAAATTTCTGCTTCTTCACAGGCTCTGTTAAGACTAGCAAAAGCATACGTTGGAGATCGTCCTTCCTTTCCGGGAGGAGTATTATACTGAACATCGTCGCCTTGTTTACCTACATATAAATTAGTACTGCTAGTATAGGAAGTGTTATCTACATAATATTTTGTTGCAGCCTGTAAATCGTCTGCACCATTTGGAGACCCGTCTCCTGCTAAATCTCCTGGGTGGTCTGCAAGCAATAACGCACCAGTCATTGTGTCGCCTTGTCTTCTAACAACACTCTTACGTGGTAATGCTTCGCTGTCTAACCAAAAGCCTTGTAAATCGTCGTCATATCCGAGATTAAATAAGGTTTGTGTTCCTGTGCCGCCTGTAATAGATATAGCACCTGTATCGTTTAATGCTGCTGAACTAGAAGTATGCAAACTTAAATTGTCCGAATCAATTACTCGCACATAATAAGTGTTATTATTAACTAGGTTAGTAGCAGCATCTCCTGTCGAAGAGTAGCGATAAGGAGCGCCGTTTGATCCGCTATCTAGACCATGACTAGGAATATTAACTTCTGTAACTGTATATCCGTTAATAGTAAACGTATATTCTGTTGCATCGTCTGGCTCGTCTCTAAGATTAGCACTAAGTCCTGGCTTACCTCTTTTTAGATAACTTTCGCCACCGTGACGTTTTGTAATAACTAAATCTTCTATGGTAAAATCTTCGTCGTACTTGTTTGAAAGTGCCTGCGCTGCTGCTTCTGTAACTGCTGCTTTACCGATGCCAAATCCGTTTGCATCTAAAGGACCCCCTAGCTGAGGCGCAGTATCTGATTGCACACTTGAAAACGCAGTGCTTATAATTAATTTTCCTGAAACTGTTTGGTTGAATACAATAGTATCGTCTGATACATCACCCGATATAGCTCCGTCAGAGGCCAATTCTAAATATTCTATACCAAGTTCGTCATTTTTAACAGCAAGTATCTTGCCTGAACTATTGTCGTAAGAGTCCGGAGTATCGCTCAAACTTGTTAAGGTAATTTGTCCGCCTATACCGAATACTGCATACAGTTCACTGAAGTTCTCGTTCGTTTTACGAAACGATTCGCGTATACTGTCGCCAGTTCCGTCGTTACCTTCTACGCCAATGTTTATCGATTGTCTTGCCATGTTAATTTAGCTCCAATATTTTTGCATTATCAATTGCTTTATTTTCATCAAATGTAATACTAATTCCGCAGCCACAGGTTGATTGAGCATTTGGATTATTAATTACAAACTGTTGCTGAAATGTTTCAGTAACATAATCTATCTCACAACCAAAAAGGTACATCAAACTTATAGCAGTGATTACCAATTTGCCTGTGCCTGTATCTAAAATTTCGTCATTTACACCTACATCTTCTTTATTGCACATATCCCATGCATATTCAAAGCCTGCGCATCCACCACCTGTAACACTGAGTCTAACAGCAAATTTTGGTCCGTTTTCGCTGTCTAAACACAGTTGATTAATTTTATTTTTGGCGTTTTGGGTAAGTTGTACAGAAAACATTAGTGCTCCTTTATGTTATTTATCGTATCATTTTATAATCTTAATGTAAATATATGTATGTACATTGCAGAATTTCAACAACAGACCCGACACACAAGGAAGAGCAAAAACGGAAAACTACACGTTTATTACCGTAAAAAGCGATTTGTGAAATTAAGATGTGATAATTGCGAAAGCGACTTTGTAAGAGAGAGGGGAAAAATGGACCCTAAAAGGCTAAACAACAACTACTTCCATGTATGCAGTAATTGCGATAGCAAAAAGTTTGCACAGAAAAAAGGCGTTGAGCGCAAGCATATTTGGGATATGCCTGCAAGCTCAGATTTAGATATTAGTAAACTTTAATCTTCTTTTTTCCAAAGTGTCCAAACACCGTAAGCAATAGCACCGTAGGCTACTAGACTTGCAATTGGTTTGAAAATCAAATATGCAATGCCAGCTAGTATTAAAACTAAGCCATCCCACGAAGTTCTTTCTTCTAGGCGTTCTTTTGCCCAATCTATAATATTAAAATTCATAACTTTCTCCTAGTAATAAAATAATTTATCATATATATTTACTGGTTGTAGTAAAGTATTATGATATTTATTATGAATAGTACGCTGAAATGTTTCGGGATCTGTGCCTTTGAGAGATCGGATAGTCTCTACCAGATCGGAATTAATCTCTTCTACTTTTGAGATAGTGTTTTTTGAAAATTCATGATCAAACACAGTTTGTAGATACTTTAAATGCTCTATAGGCAGGGGATGCGTGTCTGCTTCGTAATCAAACAATTCAAAATTATTTCTATACTTTTTATCTAAAGTTCCTCCCCACAAGATTTTATAAAAAGACGGTAACAGCTCTTTATTAATAATTTTATCAAAATTTCTTACTTTTGTAGGTTTTCTTCCTATTATTGTTTTTGAATTACCACCGTTAGCATATTTGGTTATATATTGATTAGTTTCTTTTAAATTTATCATAGCCGTCATATGATAATTGGTTTTGTTTTTTAGATACTCTCTTACTAGAGTGATATAAGAATAGTCTCTTAAAGCATAATGATCAGGATCTGCCCACTGTTTGACCCATTTTTTATCGTGAGTTGTTTGTGAGTAAATGTTGCCCGGAGTGTGCCAGCCATTTGAATATCTGTCTTCTCTAGCAATATTGGTCCACTCAATTATGACAAGATCGTCTTTTGTAAACTTATATTCTAAATCAGCTAAGGTTATCATTGTAGAAATAAATTGATTACCTGCTCCAGATTTTCCTAAGTTATAGTAAGTACAGCCTAAATCATATGCTAAAATATCGGCCCACGTAGGCCAAATATAATTTGTGAAACTACAGCCAAATGTAAAAATTCTTTTAGGTGGGTGATCGAAAAGTCGTTTTTTGTTCATAGCAATATTTATAGAATAAATAAAAGCAGCACTTAATTAAGGAGAATATTATGGATCCAATTATTTTGTTTATTGTAGTAGTAGTTGTGCTAGGTGGTGCTCTTTGGTACTTTAACAGAGACTCAGGCAGTTTAGATATAGACCAAGACGGTGACGTTGATGTTCAAGATCTAAAAGTTGCTGTAGAAAAAACTGTTGAAGGTGTCAAAGAAGAAGTCAAGAAAAGACTACCTACTAAATCAAAATTGTCAGCAATGAAGAAAGCCGAGCTCGAAGAGCTAGGTAGAGAATTTGGTGTAGAGCTCGATAAGCGTAAGACCAAAGACAATATGATTGCTGATTTACAAAAAGAAGTTAAAAAGCAATAACTATCTTTTTACAAAGTTAGAGAGAGTTTCAAAGTCTCTCTCTAACCTTGTTAACTTCCTTTCTAAAACATTTATCACTGATTTTTGATTATCAATTTGATTGCGTAAACTTTCTACATACTTTTGTGTAGGAAGTACTCGTTGTACGCCATCCTCTCCTAGCAAGGTAATAGTATCAGCACCTTGGCCTCTAATGCCGCCCGCTACGCGATTAGGATTCTTATCAGATGAAGGAGCGGCAGGCTTGTTACCCCTGCCATACATTTTATTCAAATAGTTCATAACGTATTTATTTTTTCTTTCTGTACTGTTTCAAAAACATTCTACTTAGATCTGCAAGTTCTTCATTAGTAAAATCGCTTTTCCAAGTATTTGCTCGATGTGTTGCGAGTTGTACATTATCTGCTGTATAGTCTTTAGAAGAATCAATGCGATCGATTACACAGCTCATCGGATTACACCACTTGTTTTGCCAGGTATAGCCACCGCGGGTGAATTCTAATGGTTCGCCAGTAATAGCACACTTCCATTTTTGTTTTTCACCAATGGCGTAAACTTCAAACTTGGTCAGTGTGTTTGTTTTGCTTTTTTCACCTCTACTTTTGGCTCGACTAATATTACCTTGCAGAAACTGCAATTTGTCGTAATCGATTTTTTTGAAACCTTGTGATTCAAGTAAGGCAATAGATTGCTTCTTAGACATCATAATGTAGTCCTCTTATGAGTTTTCTTTAATGAATCTTTCTATGAACTTTCTTACTTCTCTGCTAGCAGAAGTATCATCTGCTTCGCAAAGCTCTATGAACTTCTTCTTGTCTTCTCGATTAATCTTAACAAGAAGCTGATCATTCTTTTCTTTCTTTGCCATTTTTGTATCCTATTAAATGGTTAGTTAATATATACTATGTAGTATATAAATATATTATACGTATATACTATTTATATGTCAACCTATATTGGAGAACATTATGAAAAAATTACTTATCTGCGCACTATTAACATTCGGAACAGTTGCGGCTTATGCTGATACTAGTGTGCGTACAACACAAATAAATATGTTTTCTATAACAACATCTAACAAATTAATATTACAGGATAAATTTGGTACAGCCTATGTTGCTCCTTTGAGCAAATGCTCTATTTCTAATGTAGTAGAAATGGAGAAACCAAATATATTCTTTGTACGAAATGTTGTAAAACCACAATCAACTGTGGTAGTTTACGACAAGAAAAACAGAAAGAACAGTGTTCGTTGCAACATTAGTAAATTGGAGGAATATGACAAACTTACTTTACATATGGCAAAACTTTGATTCTATTATGAAATCAGGTAGAATCGAAAACGTAATTGACTACGCACTTAGTTCTTCGTAGAGCTTAATACTTGCCAAATTTTTCATCTTAGATTCGCACATAATATCTGCTGTATCTAGGAACGAAAGAGCCCATTGGTTAACTGCTTTGTTAGGATAGTAATCTGAATGGGCTCGCAATTTCTGTTTCTTACAACCATGTATATCAATTAAGGCATTAATATCATGAAAGCCTTCATGTATATCCTCTGTTTGCGGTAACCATTCATCTCTACTGTAACTGTAATGAATTACAGGACGCACACCACGCCACGAATCTATCATGCGTAGATATCTATCGTCGGTGGGTTGAATATACTCTCCTGTAGCGACCCAGTGGTGGTGTATATCAAGCACGAGGGCAACGTGTTCTCGCAACTCCAAACTTGCATCGACACCCCACGACATTTCGTCGTTCTCAATTGTAATACAGTTTCTTGCTTCGGGCGATAACCTTGGTAAGACGTTGATGATGCCTTGTGGACCTTGTCTGCCTGATATGTGTACGTTGATCTTGAAGTCTTGGAATTGTTTGCCGAATCCCATGAGTTTTGCCATAGTCGCATGATATTCAAATTCCTCTATGCTTCTATCTACAATCTCTGGGTTATCGCTAGCAAGAACAGTAAACTGACCAGGGTGGAAACTAAGACGTACATCCAACCTACGAGCCGTATCTCCGACTTTGAGTAACTCTCTTTCACAGTATTCTCTAAAGTCTCTAAGTTGCCATACATACCCCCATGTAGGCTCAGTATAGCAAGGTAGGATATCGCTACCGAGTCTAACCATTCGCAAATTTTGTGGTAAACTGCCAACATATTCTATAAGACGTCCAATTGACTGTATGTTGTGAACCATTATGTCCCACATACGCTGTTCTGCTACTTCTTTGGTTTGTCGATTTAACCAAGCAACAGTAGTAGCCTTTGTATTTAGCGGTCGTTGAATTTCTTCCAGCAGTTTTTTCTTCTGCGATTGATCGTGATGTAGATATTTGCAGGCAAAGCCTATACGTTTAGTCATGTATATAATATACTATAGATTGTAAAAAATGTCAATACCAGTTGTCCTTGCACCATTGATCTATGCAATCTTTTGGATTAGGTTCGCCGTGAAATACTGCTATGCTAGTTTCAGGTAGTACTGTTGGAGTTCCTGCTGTTGAAAAATTCCTTTTGCCGTCTGGACCTCTAACCATAGGGGGCCGCCTGCGCATTTCCCATTTATAACTTTGTATCCATTCAACTGGCCAATAAGAGTAGTCTCGTCTTACCTGTTCAAATATCCAATCTTGATCTCCGTGTAATCTTTTCATATGGCGTGGGGTATCTTTTAAGAAGTTTTCATAAACTTGCGGATGATCTCCTATATCAAGTCTAAATACTGAACTGTTATATTTTTGCCAATCGTGACGTAAACTTCTATTAAAATCTTTTATTATACAAAACGTGCCCGGCTTGTAAGTAAACAGATTGTCTATATTGTTAAAGATAATTACATCTAAATCAATATAAAGTATTGTACCTTTTAACTGTAAATTAGGATTAAAGAATAATGGTTTATACCACCAGCCTGTAGCACTTTCTATTGCAGGTAAAGGCTCTACCCTTAT